TTGACTTACCCATATTTGTAAATTTAGTGCCACCCATTGAGCCAGAGCAATCTCCTAGCACAGTAACACATACGTCTAAGCAGTCATTACTCTCTCTCTTTTTAAATACCTTTTTATTAAATCCTGTTGCCTCAGTCATTGCTCCCCTGTATAGATTCTTTGAGTGCAACCTTCCCTTTTTCTTTCCGTATTTATACCTGTCTTTTGAGTGTATTTGTAGTAACCTAAGAACCTTTTTACTGAGACTATCACCATGACACACATCTTTAATATTTTTATAGGCATCTGACGCGTCCAACAGGTACTTCCATTGATCATGGGTACAAGTACCTTTATGGTAGTCAACTACACACACCAGATTATCTGGGTAGGGTACCCACTTTCCTGACATTATTTTGTCATAATTTATATGTTGTTTGGTTGTGCTTGTATTATCTTTTTTATTATTTTCTGGGTTGTGGTCGTGCATTAGCAACTCAGTCCAGTCTATCTCACCATCACTAGACTCACCATCTTCCTCTTGCCCCTCCTCATTACCATTACCCTTGTCATCTGAGCTATCACTATTTTCACTTTCATTAGACTCATTATCTTGGTCAGAGTTCTGTGGGTTTTTAGACTTTTCTTCTTCCTCCTCTGGGTCTAAGTCATAGACATTCTTTAGAATGTCTTTAGCCAGAGCCAACTCATCTCTGAATGTAACTACATCATTGAGCTTGTCTTTATATTTTCCGTCTATTAATTTTTTAAGGTAGAAAATGCTCTCTTTATTGCACACAGTAGCCATGTACCTAGTGTGAGGAGCTATACTCGGCATCCAATCTTCTCTACAGTGCATATCAAATAGAAATAATGACCTGAATATATCTTTCATCTGTTCAGATGGCATTGCCCACAGTGGACTACTCCTCTGTTCTTTTGCAAACAGCTCTCTACCTCTGGACATTATTTGTTTTTTGCCCTCATATTCTTCATACCCAAACTTCTCCTGTCTGTAATCTTCTAATACATTTAGACAGAAACCAAATGGAGTTTCAGTATTAAGACCATTCTCTGCAACATAGTCCATAGCAGGTTTCATTTCAGGAACGTTATGACCTACTTCATGGTATAACCACGCTCTCCACAGAGTCCAAGCGTCATTAGACCAATCTGCTTTTGGCTCTGGTAAAAATATAGTTTTACCATCTGTTCTAGGCATTGTTGTATCTCTTTCATAAACTATAGTTAGTCCAGAATGCTCTGCCAATGCTCTAGCGTGAGCCATTTCACCGTACACATTTAACTTCATATTACACCTCTAATTTTAACAACTTGTTGTTAAACTAATGTAATTGTTTTTTATCTGGTGGTTTTATCGAAACAGAGAACCCAGATATCTCCCTGTCAATTAAATCTCCTATGAGACTTACAAATGCCATAGGAGTTAAATCAGTTTCATACGTAGTGCATAGGTCATCTCTATCAACAGATATATAAACTCTTATGTACTCTCCTTCACTCATTTTATTCCTCTCTCAAATCTTTCGTGAGCTTCAGCTTCAGTATTACCCTCAACAATAATCTCTGGAATGTACATTAGTAAAACTTCGGTTTCCTCATTAGAAACACTATTTTCATCAGTAATTGACACGCCCGTTTGTGATAGAGCGCTTATAAAACAAGTTAGTACTTTACTACTAAGTAAATCTTGGTCATTAAGATTATTAACTTTAACCGCAGGGAATACAACCATGTTTGTCATAACCCTAATTAATAATTCTTTAGGTATACCAGTCTTTTCCCAACTTTTAGAGAAAGAAGGAATTTTGCTCCTTGTTCCTTTTAGGGTTTTACTAGGCATAATTTTGTCCTCCGTAAAATTTTACTTACTGCATCATGTATTAACTCATTGATTATAGTAACAATGTTGACTACATAAGTCAAGGTAAGTTACTCAACACCATGAGCAATATATAATTCTATTGGATAAAAGTCTTCTTTATTTATACTTCCACCTAATTGCCTAAGTGAAATATAAATACATTGCTTGGCAGTCTTATCTTTATTTGCCTTATTCCAATAAATTTTGCCTGCCAGACTTTTTACTTTTTCTACTGATACTTTTTTCAAATTGCACCTCCAAAATATATTTACAACTTGTTGTAAAAAGTAGCTCTGCTCCACTACACAAGGGAATAACGAGATTCCCTAACCCCAATCTTTGAGGTTTAAGTGGTTTACGGAACAGAGCCACAAACCTAATGAGAGGAGGAACTCACATTAAATTCTTATTTTTTTCTTCTGCCATTTCTAATAAATCTTCATTAGATAATTTTGCTATATTATTCTTGTGCTTATCAATATATTGTAAATAATTTATACCAATAAATTGGAGTAACTCATGTCTGCTCATTACAGTAAATGGTTTATCAGTTCTGTTCATAGGTACACACCTCATAAACTCCAGTTTTAACCTTTCTTACAGGAATGGCACATCTGCTTTTTACCCAATACAGGTGTTGCCAACCACCTTTGATAATTTTCTGGTTAATACCCATTTCTCTCAGCTCATTACCAACTTTGAGAAACACCTTGCCCTTTACATGGTTTCTGCCCTTACGCAGTAGGTGTTCATAAATTGAAAGAGCATTAGACTTGTATGGTCTTTCTGGAACTATCATATAGCACCTCATTAACAACTTGTTGTAAAATAAAAAAGTCGGTGCTAGGTCGCCACACCTAGTAAATCGTAATGAATCATTAATTCATTTGTCATATTTAGCACGAGGCAAGAAAAATTCTTGATATAGATAAGTTCGGTAATCCGTTGTTATCCATACAGTAAATATGCATAGAAGGCGTTTACTCGATTAGTTCGATTTCTCAGTATATACCCATTATACTCCTGTCAGACTGTATGTCAAGCTTTGAACATATCCTGAGTTTTAGCGTCTGCAAAAACGGCATTACTAGAAATTTCATTACTACTGAAAAATATATTAAAAGGTCTGCCACCTCTCATCAGTCTATTTACCCTTGAACAATAGTACATTATTTCATAGGGAAATAAACTTAATTGAGTTTTCATTTGATCACTCATTAGTATTTCCTCATTATTAATTAATCATTACTACATATTATAATTATAAGATATAAATATATCTCATTACTATAAATTCTCATTATAATAATTCTCATTATAATAAATTCTCATTAGTATTAATTTATATATAGACTAAAGTAATAATAATAATAATTTAACAACTTGTTGTAAAAAAATATTCTTTTAAAAAAAACCC